GTATTACTATAAATGTCTGATTGAGTAGAAAGTATAACTTTTTGTGTAGAAGCTGGCCCAAACAGATATGTTTTAGCAGTAAAGTTTAATGTATAAATGACAGCTCTTCTAGTAACAAAATCTCCTGTATAACTATCTTCATAATTAACATTATTTAAAACTATAGGCACGTCTCTTTTAATATCTAATTCTGGTAATAAATTTATTGTAACAGTATAATCTGGTTGAAAGTATGGTAATATTTGTTCTACAATTTGTAGGCCGTTTTCAGCTGTAGCTGTAAATATGTTTAAAGTATAATTAATATTATAAGGCACCGGTGTATAATTAAAATTTACACCTGTATTTGTAGATGTCTTTGGTGTTCTTAATTTTTGTACTCTTGTTAATTTTCTACCAGCATCATAAACAATACCTGTTATTTCAAAACTCATACGAGGCAATACAATAGCAAATTCTCTATCTTGTAAATCTTTTTGTTGATCTAAACGAACTAAAAACTTTTCTTTTGGTCCATAGGCCAATGGTACAGTTATACTTTGAATTTGAACACCACTAGTATCGGCCTTTTTAACTTGTATCTCATTAAAGATTGTTCCAAAAGCAACAGTTAATCTTCTTAGGCCTTCATTGTAATAAAAATTTCCAAACATTAATAGTCTCCTGGCTCACCAAACGGATTTGTTTCCGAAAAGTCTAATATATCATCAGCTGTTGAAGCAGTATCAAATCCAGCTTCATTATCTAAATCATTATTATCAGCATAAGTTGAATTTATAGTTTCACTAAATGTCTCTAATAAGAAATAGTTATTATCAGTATTTACAGTATCATTTTCTAACAATAAAGCACCTGTTTCATTTTCTAAAGAAATATTATGGTCTATTTGATTTAACGTGTAGATATCTTCTTTTTCATCAATTGCCTGTACACCTGTTTCTAAATCTTCGCTTGAGTATTCCCAACGAGTTACTCTTAATTTATAAACTGGTAAATTTCCTAATTGAAAGAAAGGTTGTTGATCTTCCACAAACTGTATCTCAAAAAAACTGTTCATTAAAGGCATATAGATTATATCGCCTTCATTTGGTCGGCCTTCAGCAATCATAGTTGATCGTGAACTTACCAATTCTTCAAATCTTCTTTTAGAAACCATGAATGTAGTATCTTCACGTATTTCTAAACCAAATTTATTAATTATTTCTTGTTGACCTAAAAATCCTTCACTAGTTTCAAAATACATTTCAACAGGTAAAGCATTTTTAAATTTACTAATTACATCTTCACCTAAAATAATATCTTTGTTAACTAGAGTTCTAGGCATATAGTAAACCATGTTACCATATATCTTTAAGCCTTCTATAATTAAATCTTCGTGAAGTCTTTGTTCGGCAAGATTACCTATTCCATTTCCCGACTGAAAATATGGATTCATTACAACCATACATTATCCTATCATAAATGTTGGAGCAATTTCGTAAGAGTCTCTTATTTCTTTTTCCAGTTTTTCTATTTCAGTTTGAGCTTCTGTAAATAACTTATCACCATTTAATGTAACACCACCCAACATTGTTACGCCATTAAATTTGCTTAGATTACTTCCCCATTGTCTTTTGAATTGAGCCGTTATATATCTTTTTAACCAGATATCATTATAAACGTCCGTGTAAGTATTTGGATCTAATTTTCTATAACACTCAATAACAAGATATTCATTTACTTGTAAATCATAATCCCAAGCCATATCAATATATAATCTGTTATCGTGTTGTTGAAATCTTATAGGTTTTTGACCTACTAATATTTGATCTAAAAAATCTAAATGTCTTAACACCATATCATAGTTGATAATTGATGTTGAAGCAAAGTCATAAAGGTCATTTAAACGTAATTGATATCTTACGTCAAACATGTTTAGATTTGCTTTATCAGAAAAAGGCAATATGTTGATAACTGAAATTACGGATTCAGGAACCACAATGTAATTATTTGCTTCGTACCAAGTTGATGAAACTCCATTTTTAGTGGCCGTTTCTGTAGTTGGAGTAGAAGCTTGTAATCTTTGTTTATCTGCTTCTGTTAATTTATATTTGAGGTATGTTCTTCTTATTCCATCATAATGATGTTGAGCATAGAATTGTAATGCCTCATCCATACGATCTTCTAACTGGTCATTATCCACGTTAATCTCTATAACTGGTTTACCTAATGATCGTAAAGCGTATTGTTTTAATGTTTCTCTTGTTGCTGGAGTGGCCATAGTAACCACTATTTATAATAATTAGTTTGAGACCTAATTGATTAAATATGAATTATACGTTGATATTTTTATAAGTTATTATATTATTCCTTAGGGTATTTAGCTTTTACTGCTAGACAATCGTTAATATACTTTTGTATTTGAGCATCATCACCTTTAACAATACCATCTAGGTATTCTTTAAAATCAGGATATTCGTTTGCTCTATCTCTTTGGTATTGTTTGGCTTCGTATTCTGCCTGTAGTTCTGATTGTTTAGCTAATATTTGTTGATTAGTAATATTAGTTGGATTGTTATCATGCCATTCTAAAGTATTAATATCATCTCCTGAACAAGAAACTTGTGCAGTAGGATTTAAAACTAATATTGTTTTACATATATCTATTTTCATAATTATCCTTTAATTTCTAAACAAGTAATTGTACTTGTTTTTGATTGATAATTTATATTACTTGTACCACTACCAACTTTAAAATAGGCTTGATATGTAGTTGAAGAAGTTGTTGATGGAGAGTCTAAATACATCATGGAAGCACCATTATTAACTGTACCAGAAGAACATTCATAAAAACCATAGGTAGCATTTCCCAAATTTGTTGTTCCATTTCTGTATATAGTTGAATATGTTGACGCATCACCAGTAATAGAAGAAATACTAGCAAGAACTAATATTTTATTACTTGCAGAAGATGGAGTTATTGTTACTGACAATGTGTTTGAAGCTGTTACAAATGAAGTTGAAGATGTGCTTCTTACAGTAGAATCAGTAGCACTTAATACTTGAATAACTTGTCCAGCAGTTGCTCCTACTGTTGAATATTGTAAAGCTGTAGCACCTGAATTTACTACCAATGCTTGACCAGCAGTACCAAGTGTAGCTAAGCCAGTACCACCATTAGTATATGGAAGTGTACCAGTAACCTTAGTAGTTAAATCTATTGTTGATGCGGCAATCTTTGCGTTAGTAACTGTACCATCGCTAGGAGTACCTATTGAAAGTACATCACCTAATACTAAAATAAAATCTATTGAGTCAGAAGCAGTTAAAGCATCTGAGAATACTATTGTTGAACCTGATATTGTATAAGCTGAAGTTGGCGATTGAATAACACCATTTAAAGATACGATACAGTTGTTTGCAGTTTGTGGAAAATACGCAACTCCACCATTTAATAAATTGTATGTAGCTGTAGCAGATGTAACTATAGCATCTAGCTTAACGAAGTTTCCTACAACTGGTTGTTTGCCGATATATGCCATTAGTTATTTCCTAGTATTGAGTTAATCTCAGCATCATTCAAACCCAATGCTTTAAGTTTGTTTAGTGCTGATTGTTTGTTAGCTTGTGCTTGAATTTCTATATTTTTTAATTCTTGTATTTTAGCTTCTACTTCTTCTTCTGTAGGTTTTGTAATAGAATTATCATATACAATAATATTCTCATAAGACATTCTATTTTCTCCAGTATAATCTTTTTTAAATCCATACCATTGACCAGGATACATTTTTGCTAAAGCATGTTTTAACCAATCTTGTTCATTCATATTATGTTTCTCCTAATTTTATAAAAATAAAAGAAGTTACATTTGTATTTGTATCTCCTCTTAATGTAGAACCATCACCAAAAGCTGCAGTTCTAAATTTTACTTTAACATTTGCAATATCTGTAACATCTATAATTGAAAATCCTGCACCAGTTGCGTTAGGTTCAGTATCATAACCATAATGTGCATTACCTTGTCTAATTTGATTAGAATAATTGTATGTTGAATTATTAGTTGTTACTAAAATACCTAATAATGCATTTCCATATTGTCTTGAAAGAATTGTTGCTTGTGCCATTACCAACCAATATCCAGTAGATGGAAAAGTAAATACACCAGAAGATTGCGTCATTCCTGTTCCTGATAAACCAAATCCATAGGTATCAACTCTTTCAAGATTTGATGTTATTTCTGCATCACTAGAAAAATCAGTTGTTAATCTCCATTGATCTGCTTCAGTTAAACCAGAAACAACACCAGATAACTTAGTAGAAGCAATTGCTGCACTAGCATTAATATCGGCATTAACTATTGTGCCATCAGTTATTCCTAGTGATTGTATTTTTGTTAGTGGCATAGTTTATTTTAATGTTGGGTATAAATCGTTTTTAATTATATTAACAATCTGTTCAACAGTCGTTAATCCTTCAGTTAAATCTCTTAGTTCTTGTCTATATGCCTTAATATTAGCTGGTACTTCTTCATTATTTTCTTTAGATTTAATTACATAAAAATCAGTTTGATTTAATAAATTATTTCTAACATTTCTTAATTCTTTAATTGCTCTATCAAATGCACCATTATTCCAAGTTAATTCTTCAGCTTGTCTAAATGCAATTTCTTCAGGTGTTAAATTAATTTCAATATTATTAATAATCTTTTTCATTTATTTAATTCCATATAATTTAAAATTTCCTGATGATATATTTCCTGTTGAAGCTAAAAAAGTAATTCCTGATAAAGCGTTACCATTTGTTGCATTATAGCCAGAAGTACTACCAACATATAATCTATTTCCTGCTGAATTAAAATAAGTACAATTCCCTAAAATTAACTTGTATGGCCCACTACTTAATGGATTATAAATATAAAATGTTCCATTTTTAGTACCGTCTATTGATGTACTTGAAGTATCATCGCCTAATCTGATACTGGAAGTACTCCAAGCACCACTTGCACTATTATAAACAGTAGTATCTGAATTAAGATAAGCAACATTCTCTACCCATTGATAATTAGAAGTTAAGTCGGAATTTGATTGTCTTACTCTTAATGTAAGAGAAGCAGATGAAGCAGGCTTTACTTGGCTATAAATAAAACAATAATTTTTATAAGTTGAAGAAAAATAACCATCAAAACTTACTGAAGCAGATGAAGAAGCGTCTGTTGATGCAAGTAAAACAAAATCAGAACTAGCAACTGTTGGAGTATAATATTCAAGTGCTGTTGCACCAGAGTTAACTCTCAATTCTTGTAATGAAGTTCCTAATGCAGCTAAACCAGTTCCACCATTTGCTACAGGTAAAGTACCAGTTACTTTAGTTGTAAGATTAATTGTTGAGTTTGCAATATCAGCATTAGCTATTGTAGCATCTACAATCTTTGCAGATGTTATAATGCTATCAGCTATATCCGCAGAAGTTAAAGGTACTGCAGAAGGTTTATTTCCTATGAAAGGCATTTAATTTCCTATTATGATATTGCATCAACAGTTGAAACCCAAGTATCTAAAGATGAAGCTGTATCTGATACAACTTTTAAAATATCTCCAGATTGAACTACAACTTTAGCACCACCATCGAGAATTTGTAATGCTGAACCTGCTGGGATTGGTGCATTTTTTACTAAATAAAAATCGTTAGCACCATCATTAATATAAACAGAAGCAAGAACTGCACTTGCAGTTACATTTGCTACAGATATACCTACGATTGTATCATTTGAATTTGCTGTAAATAAAGTAGCTGCTGTTACTCCAGTCAGTCTAGCTTTGTATCTTGTAAAATCTTGAGCCATATTTAATTTCCTATATTTATATTTATAAAGCTATAGACATTGCTATAACAAATCCGGCTGTTGGAGATGAAGGTAATGCTGAAACCTGGCCATCTACGTAATCTTTAGTTGCTTTTGCTGTAGGTATAGTTGTATGTGTACCTGCTACAGAAGTTAAATCAGTATCTATTACTCCTGCTGAAAAATCTGATACTGTAATGTTTGTTGCTGATGAACCTGTGTAACCAATGTTACCTTGTGAACCTGTGTAACCTATAACCGTAGAGGCCGATCCTGTATAACCAATTGATCCTGTGTAACCAATGTTACCTTGTGAACCTGTGTAACCTATAACCGTAGAGGCCGATCCTGTATAACCAATTGATCCTGTGTAACCAATATCACCTTTTGAACCTGTGTAACCTTGAATACCACCATAAGGCAAACTATTCCAAGTAGTAGTACCATCACCAATTTTAAACTTGGCTGTATCTGTTTCGATACCCATTTCTCCCGATGCTAAAACTACTGTACCATTAGTAGTCCATTGGGTTGAAGTACCTCGTCTAAATTGTAACTGAATATTTGCCATATTAATTTAAATTCTCTTTATATTTATCTATAATAAAATTTATATTTTTCATTTATTTTAATTAATTCCTCCGCAATCAAATGCAGGACCACCTGAATAATTTGAAGTAGGACTACCACCATCAAAAACATAAGCTGTAGTAGGCCCAACTGAACCTGTGTAACCAATATCACCTTTTGAACCTGTGTAACCAATATCACCTTTTGAACCTGTGTAACCTATAACTGTAGAGGCCGATCCTGTGTAACCTATTGAACCTGTGTAACCTAAATTTCCTTGTGAACCTGTATAACCAGCTGTAAGAGGTACTAACTCCCAAGCATCACCATTAAATTTCCATGTTTTCCCACCTAATGTATAGGTATCGTTTGTATTGGCTGGACTTGGAAAATTTATGGCCATAGTTTATATTGGTTAGTTTTACTATATTTATATAAACTTATAGTTACTGGATGATAATGTTTATGACTATTTTATTTAGTAAACGGTGGCAATCCTAAAAAAGGTCTACCATCATATAGATTTTTTTGACCAAACTGGCCATCTACATGGTTATAATGAAGAAATACTTGAGCACATATATTTCCTGTAAACTCATCTCTCCAATGTTCTAAATCACAACCAGAATATACTAACATATCACCTGGTTCTAAATCAACTTTTATACCTGCTGGTGCTCCTGGTTTCATTATGTTTTTGTATTCATCTATTACATTATTTGAACCTGTTGGATCAATATAGATTGGCCAAATATCTCCACCAAGATTTAATGTTGTAGATATTTCACAAGAAGGACGATCTTTATGTCTTTTAAGTATAGAACCTTTTTCATAAATTCTTGCATATGAATAGGTTGGTATTAAATTTAATCCTGTTTGTTCCTTCATTATAGGCATAACTTTCATTAATAAAGTTTCCATAACAAAGTCAGCATAGTGAGAATATACATTTGGAACTTGTTTATCTTTCCAAGTGCCAAATAAACTGTTTTCAGCAATAAGATTATTACTATACATATAATTTACGGCATCTCTTTTAAGTAAAAAATAGTTAAATGCAAAATTGGCAAGCTCGTAAGAAACGGCATTTTTAATGACTTGATATTTGGTTTGTTGAAAACTCATACAAACATTCCTTTCTGTAAAAAATTAAAACTAACTGATATTCTTATATCGTTTGATTGATTTGGGTCTACACAATGATTTAACCAAGCTGGAAACATAATTAACCTTCCAGCAATAGGTTCAAAATGAACTTCGTTCCACAAATAATTTGGTAATTGGCCTTCTTTTCTTCTTGGTCGTGATATTAAACTACTAGGCTTAGGATCTTCAATCTTTAAATGGCCACTGTTTTTAGGAGCTTTTACATAATATACACCTGACCATAATGAATTAGGATGTGTATGAGGTCGATTAAATCCACCTGGCGGATTAATATTGGCCCACATATTTCCTAAATGTGGTTCGTTGTCTAATAATTCTTCTTTGTAAATATGTGCTTGAGCCGAAAATAATAAATCCACTAAAGCTTTATATTCTGGTTTTTCGTGCATATTTGTTTGGCTGTGCCAGCCATTCATATTTGTTCTAACCACGCCTTTATCTGTGTTTGACCAATTAACAATGTTTTGTTCTAAATGAGCATTTAACTCTGGTGTACCAACGTCTTGGACATAAACAGGTGTTGGAAAATATAATTCACGGTTCATTTAAAAGGTGTTCCTCCAAACCACATTACTAAAGATTTTCTGATACCTTTTGTAATAGGCACAACTCTATGTCTTATATAAGAAGCAAAGAAAATGGCCTGTCCTTGTTTAGGTCTTGCCACCTTTCCATCTGACATTAATTCTAATCCACCGCCTTCAAATTCTGACTCGTGTGATAATAAACAAGTCATAGATATTTTTCTAACAGGTGGTTCATTAGCACAATTAACATCACTATCAATATGCCAATCATAGAATCCGCCTTCTGGATATTCTGTATATTGAGCAGGTTCTGTAATTTGCATTCCTTCAAATCCAAAATGATTACCATTTGTTTGTTTCATTACTTTTTCTAATGTAGCATACATTTCAGGCATTTTAACAAAAGGAATCCAGCTGATATGTGAAGTTCGTGTTTTAGTATCTACTATACCTTTAGCACCTCCTCCTACTTGTCCATTTTCAACTGGTTCAGCACGACCAGCGTTTATAATTAATTGACATTGTTGTGGTGTAAATAATGGTGTTGTTGTTTCAACGATTAAACTCTTCCATCTTGGTTCTGTTAAAATTGTCATTGTGCTCCTCGATTCATGATTGGATTATAAAGAACATCACAGTTAGCTGCTAATGTTCTTCGTGTGTCATTTGTTCCATTAAATGGATATACACAATGGCGCATATCATAAGGGAATACATAAAAATCTCTTAGTTTCATAGGTGGTTCATAATCTACTTTGGCAAATTGACCTGAAGAAGATCCAAGTATTTGAAGTTTACCATTTTGTGGAGCTTGTTCTGCTGAATATTCTACACCATATGTGCTTGGTAATTTTAAAATCATTACTGAAGAAAGGCCTGTAAATAGATTACCTTGATGAACGTGAACAGGATTATATTCATGTGCTTTCATTTCATTTACCCAAATTGAATTTAGATGAGTTTGATATTGTCTAATATGATTAAATTCTAAATAATGAGTAAACATTTCCATAAACCAATCTAAAACATTTTTTGGTAATTCATTATGTCTTTTCATTTTAGATTCATCTTCTCCATCATAAAATAGAGAATGTTCATCTTTAATTTTACCAACCAATTGTTTATTGGCTGGCTCTAATGCATTGAATTTTTGTTCGTAGATTGAATTAATTGCTGAATATATATCTAAAGGTGTTTCATATCTTAATATAGATTGTCCTAAAAAAGTAAAATTAAAATTCATTTTTCACAAGTCCTTGTCTTATTTTAGTTGCCGATATATTTTGTATTTCTTTTGGTAATACAATTTCTTCTATTTTATACCCTACACCTCTACCATAACAAATATTTGTTATATTCGGTACTTTTATTATATCATATTTACCTTGAAAGTCAATCAAAGCCTTTTCTATATTTTCTTTGATTTGTTCAAAAGTGAATGGATTTGATTCTGTAATTTCTTGGTCTCTTACCATAATGCAAACCTGGCCTGTTTTTTCAAGTATTTTTTTAAATAATTCAAAATGGCCTTTATGAAACGGCTGCCATCGGCCTAACATTTGTGCTGTGGGTTTTTTATAATCTATCATGTATCTTCTTTATAATGTTATCGTAATCAAAGTTTGTTATAGTATAAGTCGATTTCTTTGGTCGTTCAAATACTTTATTTGTATCTTCAAATCTACCTTTATTTATCGTGTCCATAAAAACGGTTATATCGTAAAACGACCTATATGATTCAAATGGACAAACAAAATCTATCACAACGTGTTTAGGCACTAAATCACACATAATCATCATACGATTGGCCTGACGTTTTCTACCTACTTCTGTAAAATCCCAATCTTCAAATAACTTTCTTATTTCATCAGCATTAAAGTGAGGTATCTTTTTGTTCTCAACTAATTTTTTAGCAAATGTAGTTTTGCCTGAGCCTGGTAATCCAAATATTAATATTTTCATAATACTATATGTCCATAAGCTTTTCTAATACTTTCAGGTATTTTATTCAAATATGGATTCTCTTCCTTATATATACGTTCTCTTATAGTGTGCATTTTATGCCCCACTACTGTGTCATCATAATTCATACCGTTTACACTAAACTGATTTAATCTTTGTAGATTATGATTAAAGTGTGGTATTTCTAAAAAGTCATATATTTTATTAATTTGATTTTGTGTATCATTGACCAACTCATCATATTTTAGAAAATGACACATACCTTTATTTTCAGGTTTTAAAGCGTTCTCAATAGCGATTAAATCTTTAGCAATAGCTCCATCAACGTTCATCAACATCCATAATTTTTCTTCTATAGTTGTCTTACCATATTTGTTTGGAAAGGCCGTTGGTTCATTTTCAAACCATTTTATATAAGAAGCTAAAACTTCCATTAAATCTCTCCAAATAATAATGCACTTAATAGGTTGGCCTAGATGTTGTTTCATTAACATTAAATTACCAGGTGTCATAACAGGCCCACGATCTATAATGTATTTGTAATTCCAATCTTTATAATATGAATTATAAACAGAAGATAAAACATTATTCAAAGATTTACTATCTGGATAGTTTTGAAATACATCCGTTTCCTTTAACAGAAAAACGTCTTTCATTATTTCTAGGGTAATTGAATTGGCAGTAACAGCAATATCAGGATTTTGATTCATTAGAGAACCAAACAATGTATTACCTGAACGAGGAAGAGCCAATAAAAAAAATATTTTCTTATTCATAACAAAACATATTAAAAAAAATTACTTATTCGTATCTTTACCGTATTGTAGTTGTTCTTTCTTTTCGTATTTTAATTCACCAGTTTTTTTAACTCTCTCAATTGTTTCTAATTGGCCTACTACGTTAAACACTTCTGGTTGAGAAGAACCTGATGTAAGTGTTTTAGCTTTGTTTAAATATACTTGATGATACGTTTCTAATTGATGGTCATTTACATTTTTATCATTAAATGTGCCATCATTAAATTCTAACTTTAATTTAGACCACATATTAATTTCTCTCATACGATCTTTAGCAACGGCCGCCATATTGGCTTTGCTGTAAATTTTTTCATCTAAATCTATTTGATAACATTCTAATTTATACTCGTCAGTTTCAGTTTCAATTTTTTTTTGCAACCATTTAATCTTTGCTTCATTACGTCTATAATCAAAAGATAATGACATTAAATTTTCTAAAAATACGCTTTGTTCTCTTACACACTGCCAATATTTGGAAGCTTTATTTGGATAACGATTGTCTTGCAATACTGAAATTCGTGCTTCTGTTTCTGTTCGAAAAATTTGTTTCTTTGTCCACGTATCTCTTAACTCATCCACCATTCCCTTAAATGATTTTAAATCATTAGGTTCAAGTAAATTATTAAGATGAGATTCTTCTTGTTGGATTAATTCTTTTATATCACGTTTTTGTGTTTTATTTTCTTCGCTCATTTGCAATGATCCTTAATTCATTATATAGCATATTATATGCCATTTTGTATATCTATTTATAACACTTATTATATACTATTTTTATTGGCCTGTCAATGAGATGTATATAAGCTATATTAGGTTAAATGTAAAGGGGTTATGAAGTAGTTATTGTTCTGACTGCTAAAGCAGCACCAGTCCATTCTTCTGTAGTCGTTACTGCTCCTGTTGTGTATCCACCAAAACCTAAAGCTAAATTTTGTGTACCATTTGATGAACTCGCTAAAGCAGCTCTTGCAGTTGCCATACTATTTGGATTTGTTGCCCAACTAGATCCATTCCATAACTCTGTAGCTCCTGTAACAGATCCAGGATTTCCACCAAAAGCTAATGCAGCTGTTTGTGAACCTGTTCCTGATACACCTGCTTTAGCTGTATTTAAACTAGGAGTTGAAGTCCATGTTGACCCATTCCATGATTCTGAAGCTGAAGTAGGACCATAAGGTGGAGTTGCTGTACCTCCAGCACCTATTGCTGCTGTTTGAGTTCCTGCAGTTGCCGAAGAATATTTATTATTATTTAAACTAGCGGGTAAATTAGTCCAACTTGTTCCATTCCATGATTCTGTTAATGCTGTATTTGTTGGAGCTGGAGCATTACCACCAAAAACTAAACCAGCTGTTTGAGTACCAACTAATCCAGGCATATATCTATTTCTATTCATCGCATTAACTGATGTCCATGCTGAACCATTCCAAGACTCTGTGTTTGCTCTTTCACCTAATCCAGTAGCATATCCACCTACACCTAAAGCAGCTGTTTGAAGTCCTAATCCTGAAATACCTAGTCTAGCTTGATTTAAAGTTGGAGTAGCTGTCCATGATGTTCCATTATAAGATTCACTATTTGCAAAACCAGGACCTGGATATACATATCCACCAAATGCTAGTGCTGCTGTTTGAATACCAGCACCTCCTAAATTTGATCTCGCCGTATTCATGTTACCACCAGCTGACCAAGCATTAGTTACAACATTCGCATAACCTTTCAAAAGATTACTTGTTGAATTATACCAAATTTGACCTTCAACTGGATTTGCTGGATCCGAGCTTACTATTAAAATATTTTGTCCTTGTATTCCTGTGTATGCTACCATTATGATACCGTTACTGTTTTAGTTTCTGTCACTGTCCCTGTCCATTCTTCTGTAGCTGCTGATCCTGTAGTACCATTATAACCAGCAAAAGCTAAACCATCAGCTTGAGTTCCTGCTCCAGATATAGCTGATCTTGCCGTTGACATACTCGTAGATGTTGTCCAACTTGTACCATTCCAAAGTTCTGTTGCACCTGTAACAGATCCAGAATTTCCACCAAAAGCAACTGCTAACGTTTGAATACCTGCTCCGCCAAGACCATATCTTGCTGTTCCCATAGAATTAACAGAAGTCCAACTTGTTCCGTTATAAGATTCTGTTGCTGTAGTTCTAGCTGTTGTATATCCACCAAACGCTAAAGATGCTGTTGAAGTTCCAGCTGCTGCTAAACTACTTCTTGCAGTGTTTAAATTACCACCTACTGTCCATGTAGATCCATTAAAAGATTCTGTTTTATTTGAAGAAACTCCAGTAGGCCCTACTGGTCTTGATCCACCAATTGCTAAAGCTGCAGTTTGAGTACCACATCCTGCTAAACCTTCTCCACCAAAATTAAGTCCTGTTGGATTATTTGTCCAAACTGATCCATTCCATAATTCAGTTTGACCTCCCGGAGCACCATCACTACCAAAAGCAACTCCAGCTGTTTGAGTTCCTGCACCAGCAATATTATATTTATTGGCATTCATACCAGTTGGATTAGCTGTCCAAGTTGTTCCGTTATACAATTCTGTTTGTGGTTTATAAGTTGGACCATTTATTCCACCAGCTACTAAAGCTGCTGTTTGAGTTCCGAAACCTGCCTGACCATATCTAGCATTAGTCATACTTCCACCCGTTGCCCAAGAGTTTGTTGCAATAGATTGTCTCACTTTTAAAGTTGCAGACGTAGAATTATACCACACCTGACCGATTTGTGGATCAGATGGATCGGATGCTAGATACTGGACTTTTTGTCCATATGTTCCGTAGTAAGTACTCATAAAAAATTTATTCTAAAACGATAGCAGTTGGTCGTTGTCTATTAAACGGTTGTTGCTTCTGTTCATCAGTTAAAGCGTCCCACGCTGCTTGAGCCGTTGCTACTTCTGCATCGACTATTGTTTGCGCTTCTGCTTTTGTTTTGAAAGTACCTGCTACTTTATTTACCCAAAGATTTGCGTCTTGACTGTTTGCTGGTATCTGCCAAACATTACCTGGAAACCCAGAAACTTGGAATTTAGATGCATCATCATGTGTGATGAATCCTTTTCCCCAATTTTCTGCTACACAGTATTTGTAAGCCATTTTTTCTCCTTGTTAATTATTACTATTTATAATATGTTTTTCATCATTATATATTACGAAGTTGTTATTGTTTTAGTTTGAGCGACTCCTGGACCTGTAAATTCTTCGGTTGAAACACCCGCTGGTCCTCCACCAATAGCTAAAGCCGCTGCTTGAGTCCCAGTTCCACCTATTGAAGATCTTGCTGTTGCCATGCTATTAGGATTTGTAGTCCAACTTGTACCATTCCAGAGTTCTGTTGCTCCTGTATTTACATCTGGAGGGGTTTGTGTCAATCCTCCAAAAGCTAAAGCAGAAGTTTGTGTACCTGCCCCAGCTAAATTTCTTCTTGCTGTATTCATTGAATTAACCGTAGTCCAAGATGTTCCATTAAAAGATTCTGTAGCCGCTGTTCTTGTAGGACTTGAAACATATCCACCAAACCCAAGTGCCGCTGTTTGAGATCCTGCAGTAGCAGGACCAATTCCGCTTCTTGCTGTGCTCATATTTCCAGAAGTTGTCCAAGATGTACCATTATATTTTTCTGTAGCTGTTGTAAGACTTGTTGTACCTGGTTCTGCAGGAGTCCATGAACCTCCTGTAAAAAATAAAGCAGCTGTTTGAGTTCCACAAGATCCCCCTTGTTTTCTTGCTGTATTTAATGTAGCTGGAACTGTTGTCCAAGTTGAACCTCCCCAACTTTCTGTAGCTCCTGTATTTCCAGGAGGACTTCCATCATTTCCACCAAATGATAAAGTGGATGTTTGTGTACCTGCCGATGCCGAACCTTGACCAAGTCTTGCTGTATTTAATCCTGTTGGATTAGATGTCCATGAGGTACCATTATATAATTCTGTTGCTCCACTAATTGCATCAGGTGGAGTTACTCCACCAAAAGCTAATGCAGATGTTTGAGTTCCTGCAGCTCCCATTACTCTTCTAGCAGTATTCAAATTACCACCACTTGCCCAAGTACCAACAGTAGTAGCTGTAGTTACTTTAAATGCATAAGTAGCATTGTTGTACCAAACTTGTCCTTCGTTTAATGGAGAGGGGTCTGTTGCTACAGATTGAACTGCAAAACCATTTATACCTTTATAAGTAGTCATTATTTTTATTTATGATACCGTTACTGTTTTAACTGCTAATAAAGATCCTGTCCATTCTTCAGTTGCTGCTAAATTAGGTCCTTCACCACCAAAAGCTAAAGCCACTGTTTGTGAACCTGCAGGTCCTGGTAAAAATCTACCTGTTGCCATACTATTAGGATTTGTTGTCCAACTTGATCCATTCCATGATTCTGTAGCCCCTGAATAAGTAGTTGTATAACCACCAAATGCTAAACCTGCTGTTTGTATTCCTGCTGCTGATGCCCCAGGTCTTGATGTATTTAATCCAGGTGAATCTGTCCAAGAAGAACCATTCCATAAAGAAGTAGGTATTACATTTCCACCATCATTTTGTCCACTAACTACTGCTCCTGCTGCTTGAGTTCCAAACCCACCTCCACTTTGTCTATTAGCTGGCAAACTTGTTACAGTTGTCCAAGATGTTCCATTCCAAGATTCTGCATCAGCTCTATATCGGTTAGGTGAATATGAAAATCCTCCAGCTATAACTGCTGCTGTTTGAGTTCCAAAAGATTGTATACCAAGTCTTGCTGTATTCATAGAATTAACTGTTGTCCAACTTGAACCATTAAAAGATTCTGTTGCTGCTGAATTACCAGTGTCTAGTCCTCCCATAGCTATACAAGCTGTATTTACAGATCCTGCTCCTCTTATATATTGTCTAGCTGTGTTTAAACTTGGTGTAGCTGTCCATGATGTTCCATTATATGATTCTGATAAAGCTGAAGATGTTTCGGTTGGAGCTGGAAATGCTCCACCAAACGCTAAAGCTGCTGTTTGTGAACCTGCTCCTCCAAGTCTATTTCTACCATTATTTAAATTTCCACCACTCGCCCAAGCATTAACAGCTGCAAACTGATAACCTTTCAAAAGATTGCTTGTTGAATTATACCAAATCTGACCTTCAGTCGGATTTGCTGGATCCGAGCTTACTATTAAAATATTCTGTCCTTGTATTCCTGTGTATGCTGCCATTATGTTACCGTTACTGTTTTAGTTGTTGCTTGAGCACCTGTAAATTCTTGACAACTTGTTGAAGCACCTTCACCACCAAAAGCCAAACCATCAGCACCTGTTCCACAACCTGCTAAATATCTTCTAGCGGTTGGATTGTTAGTACTAATTGACCATGTTGTTCCATTCCAAACTTCTGTTTCTGCTGTTGGTCCACTACCACAAGATACAACTCCATTTGTTTGAGTTCCAAAATTTGCTGCTCTTGTTCTTCCAGTATTCATAGAATTAACTGCAGTCCAAGATGTTCCATTCCAAGATTGAGTTGTAGCAGCTCCAGCTGGACTTGGTGAAGGAGGATTTCCACTACCAGAAGCACAAGCTATGGCAGCTGTTTGTGTACCAAAACCACCTCCATAAATACCTGCTCCATATACTAAAGAATTAACATTTGTCCAAGTTGTACCATTATAACTTTCAGTTTGAGTTCCATCTTGTGTTGGAGAAGCTGGTGGTTGTCCTCCAAAAGCTAAAGCAGCTGTATCTGAACCTGCAGATGAACCCATAAGTCCCATTCTTGCAGTATTTAAAGTTGCTGGATTAGAATTCCAAGATGTTCCATTGTAATTTATAGTGACTGCTGATTCTCCTGGACTAGCATTCCAGTTATAACCCCCAAATTTTAAACCAGCTGTTTGAGTGCCAGAACCTGCTGATCCTTGTATTCGTGAAGGATTACTTCCTCCACTTGTCCAAGTAGTTCCATCATATTCTCTAGCTAATATTGATGATGAAGGACTTTGACCTGGATCTGTTAATGTAAAATAAAGACCTGCGGTTTGAGTTCCTATACTTCCTGGACCAATACCACCTGATGGCATAGTTCCTCCTGATGCCCAAGTTGCAGTTGTAACTTGTCTTACTTTTAAAGTTGCAGACGTAGAATTATACCACACCTGACCTATTTGTGGATCAGATGGATCGGACGCTAGGTACTGGACTTTTTGTCCATATGTTCCGTAGTAAGTAGTCATTATTTTTATTTATGATACCGTTACTGTTTTAACTGCTAATAGAGATCCTGTCCATTCTTCAGTTAGTGCTAATGCTCCTGGTGTTCCGTAACCTCCGGATATAAGTCCAGATGTTTGAACTCCAGCAGAACCAATACCTTGTCTACCTGTAGCAACAGAAGGAGTTGTTGTCCAACTTGTTCCGTTCCATGATTCTGAAGCTGTTGGAAAAGAAGGTCCATTAGTTCCAGCTGCTACAATTGCTGAAGTTTGTGTACCAAATGCTCCAGCTAATCCTCTAGCAGTATTTAAACTTGCTGGTGAATTAGTCCAAGCTGTTCCATTCCATAATTGAGTAACTCCACCAGCTGGTCCAGGATAACTATTGTTACCACCAGCTATTATTCCAGCAGTTTGTGTTCCGCAACATTGGCTACTTGAAGTTGATGGAGCAGTAGTATTTCCACCAGGAACGTTTGTCCAACTTGTTCCATTCCAAGATTCTGTTATATTTGTAAGATAAGCATCATAAGGAATATTTGTTGCACCTTGGATACATATTGCTGCTGTTTGTAATCCAAAACCTTGAGAGTAAGATCTAAAATTAACTAAAGGATTTGTACTAGTCCAAGCTGTACCATTAAAAGATTCTGATGCTTTTGTAGCAACTTCATTACCTCCCCCAAAACCTATTGTGGCAGTTTGAGTTCCACCTGCACCCATGTGATATCTTGTTGTATTCATAGTAGCTGGAGAATTTGTCCAAGCCGTACCATTATATAATTCTGTTGCTGAAGAAGATCTTCCAAAACCTAAAGCAGCTGTTTGAGTTCCTGTAGTAGACATATAATATCCAGGAGTATTTAAAGCTCCACCACTCGCCCAAGCATTAGTTACAACATTCGCATAACCTTTTAAAGTATTACTTGTTGAATTATACCAAATCTGACCTTCAGTCGGATTTGCTGGATCCGAGCTTACTATTAAAATATTCTGTCCTTGTATTCCTGTGTATTGTGTCATTATGATACCGTCACTGTTTTATTTGATGCTAATATTGTATTCCATTCTTCAGTAGCTGCTCCAGGATAATTTGAAGATGAATTTAACGCTGCAGCTTGAGTTCCAGCTTGAGTTCCAGATGTTGTTCTAGCTGTTGCAAGTCCAGTTGGATTAGATGTCCAACTTGTTCCATTCCAAAGTTCTGTTGCTGTTACAGCAGTGCTTGGAGGATTTACTCCACCAAAAGATAAAGCAGATGTTTGAATTCCTGCACCACCAGCACTTCTTCTTTGAGTATTTAAACTATTAACTGAAGTCCAACTAGTTCCATTAAAAGATTCTGTTGCTGCAGTAGTATAAGGTGGACCACTTATTTCACCCCCAAAAGCTAAAGACGCCGTTTGAGTGCCTCCAGCACTTGCACCCATACTAAGTCTAGCAGTATTTAAATTACCTGTTGAAGTCCAACTACCATTATATAAAAAACAAGTATTTAGACGACCAGGTTGTCCATCATCATTATAACCACCAATTGATAATGCAGAGGTTTGAGTTCCAGAACCACCTGCTCCAGATCTTCCTACCGGCATATTTGTACCTGTTGTCCAACTTGTTCCATTATATAAAAAAACAGAAGCTGGGTATGTAACACCATCACCACCTGACCAAGCCAAAGTTGCTGGTTCAGATCCAACAACAGCTAAACCACTTCTTCCTAATGGAGATGTAAAATCTGTTAAATTTGACCAACTCGTACCATTGTAACTTTCAACTTTTTTTGAATAATCATTAGTAAATCCGCCAACACCTATTGCAGCTGTTTGTGTTCCTGCAGATCCAACACCGCTTCTTGCATTATTTAAATTTCCACCTGTTGCCCAAGCGTTGACTGTAGCTTCTTGTCTCACTTTTAAAGTCGCAGACGTAGAGTTATACCAAACCTGACCTAATTGAGGATCAGTTGGATCACTTGCTAGGTACTGGACTTTTTGTCCATATGTTCCGTAGTAAGTACTCATAAAATTTTTATTCTAAAACTATAGCAGTTGGTCTAGGTCTTCCTAATGGTTCTTGTTTTTGAGCATCAGGTAAAGCGTCCCACGCTGCTTGAGCCGCTGTAACTTCTACATCAACTATAGCTTGCGCTTCTGCTTTTGTTTTGAAAGTACCTGCTACTTTATACACCCAAAGATTTGCGTCTTGACTGTTTGCTGGTATCTGCCAAACATTACCTGGAAACCCAGAAACTTGGTATTTAGATGAATCACTGTGAGTGATAAATCCTTTTCCCCAATTTTCTGCTACACAGTATTTGTAAGCCATGTTTCCTCCTTATTAATTTGTTTTTGTATCATTTTTCATAATCATTGTATATTACGAAGTTGTTATGGTTTTAGTTGCAACTTCAGCTCCAGTCCATTCAAAAGTAGTATTTGAATATGGAATACTTAAACTACCTCCTGCAGCATATGCAGAAGATGTGTTTCCACCGCTTCCTAAATTTGCTTTAGTTGCTGGCATTGACGGTTGATTTGACCAACTTGTTCCATTCCATGTAAAAGTAGTTGCTACATCAGTACCTGCATTTCTACCTCCAAATACTATAGCCGCTGTTTGAGTTCCTCCTCCTCCAAGTCTTTCTTTACCACCAGGCATAGTTGTTCCAGTTGTCCATGCAGTTCCATTCCAAGATTCTACAATATTAACTCCATATGGAGTTCCTGCATTATCTTTATTGCCTCCTGCAGATAAAGCAGCAGTTTGAGTTCCAATACCAAGCATATTATATCTTGATGTTCCTATAGTAGCTGGACTAGTAGTCCAACTTGTTCCATTAAAATTTTCCATAGCATTAGATGTAGTTGGATAACTATTTCCCCCAAAATAAATTGTGGCAGTTTGAGTTCCGGCAGCTCCACCTACTTGTCTAGCAGTATTTAAAGAACCAGTGTTAGTCCAAGAACTTCCATCATATTTTTGAGTTAATGTATTTCCTGGAGCTCCCGTACTTTCCCCAGAAATAGATAAACCAGCTGTTTGAGTTCCAACTAAAGTATTAACATAAATTCCACCTGGAGGTCCAATACTTCCACCTGATGTCCATGCAGTTCCATCATATTCTTCTGTATTAGTAATTTTAATATCACTTGGATTAAGACCACCAGCAACTATTCCTGCAGTTTGAGTTCCAATACTTCCAGCTAACCATCCTCTAGAATTAGATAAATTTCCACCTGTTGCCCAACCTGCTACATTATATCCTGCTAGTTTAAATGCATACGTAGCATTGTTATACCAAACTTGTCCTTCGTCTAATGGAGATGGGTCTGTTGCTACAGATTGAACTGCAAAACCATTTATACCTTTATAAGTAGTCATGGTTATTTAGTCTCTAATAGCCAGCCTTGAGTTGCATCAACGTATACAAGTGTAAATCCTGCACGTTCAACTGATACAGTTAAATCTGTTGAGTCACCTTGAATCTTGTGTCCGTTACGACCAATAGTTAAATTGTTAGTGTCAAATGTTCCTGCATAATCTACAAAAGAAATAAAATCTCCAATTGTTGCTGATGCGGGTAACGTTGCTGTAAATGCAGAAGAAGTAGTATTTACAAAATATCCTTCGCCAGCAACAGCATTAAATCCTGATGTTTTTACGGCTTGCCATGAAGTTCCACCACCTACACTTGATACAGCAGTGTCTACATAATCTTTTGTAGCAGCATCTTGTGCGCTTGAAGGATTTGTTACGTTTACAATTCTACTTGTATTAACGTCTACAACACCAGTTCCTGGAGGATCGATTGTAATATTTGTGTTACCACCAGAAGAAGAAGAAATTGTGTTTGTACTAAATGTAATATTACCTGTTGTAGCAGCAGATCCTGTGTAACCAATATTACCTTGTGATCCTGTATAACCAACTACTGTTGAAGCTGATCCTGTGAAACCAGTATCTCCTTTAGAACCTGTGTAACCAATATTACCTTGTGATCCTGTGTACCCGTTTGTACCAGCAGAGCCTGTGTAACCAATATTACCTTGTGATCCTGTGAAACCTAAAGTACCTGATAAATCAGAAACGAAAGAGTAAGCTGATCCTGTCCATAAGTACAATCTTGAATTTTCTGAATCATTTACATTACCTGTTTCAACAACAGCAAATTCACCAGCAACAATTCCTGATGGTGATGTATCTGCTGTTAAAGCAGCTACTGAAGCATAGATTTTAGCAATGTTAAATCCTAAACCTGTATTACCTTGTGATCCTGTGAAACCATTTGTGCCAGCAGATCCTGTGAAACCTGTAGTACCTTTTGATCCTGTAAATCCTACAATACCTTGGTTAGCAAATTCTACCCACTGATCTGAATTTCCATCATTGTACCAGAAATATTGAATACCTGAATTTTCATCAATCCAAATATCTCCGTATTGTTGACCTGAAGGAGGAGTAGCAGAAGTTGAAACTGTTAAATTTCCTTCTGATCCTGTATAACCTAAATCGCCTTTTGATCCTGTGTAACCGATATCACCTTTTGATCCTGTGTATCCAGTTGAACCTGTATATCCTTGATCGCCTCGAGAACCTACGTAACCAGTATCACCTTTTGAGCCTGTGTAACCTAAATCTCCTTGTGATCCTGTGAAACCTTTTGAACCTGTAAAACCTATATCACCTTTTGATCCTGTGTAACCAATAACACCTTGTGAACCTGTGTAACCGATATCTCCTTGTGAACCTGTATATCCAATATCGCCTTTTGATCCTGTATATCCGATATCACCTTTTGAACCTGTGTAACCGATATCGCCTTTTGAACCAACGAAACCAGTATCGCCTTTTGAACCTGTGTAACCGATATCTCCTTGTGAACCTGTATATCCAATATCACCTTTTGATCCTGTATATCCGATATCACCTTTTGATCCTGTGAAACCAATATCACCTTTTGATCCTGTGTAACCATTTGTACCAGCAGATCCTGTGTAACCATTTGTACCGGCTGATCCTGTAAATCCTATTGTTCCTGATAAATCAGAAACAAAACTATAAGCTGATCCTGTCCATAAATATAATTTTGAATTGTCCGCATCACCAACATCAATTGTACTAATAATAGCAAATTCACCAGCAACAATTCCTGATGGTGTTGTATCTGCGTTTAATGCTGCTACAGATGAATATATTTTAGCAATATTAAATCCTAAACCCGTATTACCTATAGAACCTGTGAAACCTATATCGCCTTTTGATCCTGTATAACCGATATCACCTTTTGAACCTGTGTAACCGATATCGCCTTTAGATCCTGTAAAACCAATAACACCTTGTGAACCTGTGTAACCGATATCTCCTTGTGAACCTGTATATCCAATATCACCTTTTGATCCTGTATATCCGATATCACCTTTTGATCCTGTATATCCGATATCACCTTTTGATCCTGTGAAACCAATATCACCTTTTGAACCTGTAAAACCTATATCACCTTTTGAACCTGTGTATCCAATAACACCTTGTGAACCAACATAACCAGTATCACCTTTTGATCCTGTATAACCTAAATCTCCTTGTGAACCGGTAAAACCTTTTGAACCTGTGTAACCTATGTCGCCTTTAGAGCCTGTGTAACCTAAATCTCCTTGTGAACCTACGTAACCTGTATTTCCTATGTTACCTTGATCGCCTTTTGATCCTGTATAACCTAAATCTCCTTTAGATCCTGTGTAACCTAAATCTCCTTTAGAACCTGAATAACCTATATCACCTTTTGATCCAGTATAACCTATATTTCCTTGAGAACCTGTATAACCAGCTGTAAGAGGTACTAACTCCCAAGCAGTTCCGTTCCATTTCCATGTACGATTGCCTAATGAATATGTTGATACGTTTGGTGTTAAACCTGTTGAAGGGAAATTTATGGCCATTTATTTTCTTTTAACCTTTTTAGTTAAGTTAATTAGTGTAATTATTTATATAAAAAAATAGTTCAAAAAACAGTTTTATTAAAATATTTTTTTTAATCATATTTTAAAGAAATTATTTATAATATAAATTGCTTTCAAATTTTATATTTATTGTTTATGATATCTTTGTGTAACCATAATAGATCGTTTGTGATGATCCGCTGGTATTACTAATGCCAAAATCAAATCTGTTGCTGGTTGTGCCTCCATAGGTAGCGTCTGTACTGATTGTACCTGCCGAGCCTTTGATCTGATTAGGTATTGCTGTCAGTGCTATAGGTGATCCACCACCTGTATAGTTCCAACCATACTGTGTTCCTATTGCTGCTACATTGTTATTTGACACACTCACTGTGGCATTCCAAATAATAATGCCATTAGCAATATTTCCTTTAACCCACATAATATAAGTTTCGTCCATTGGAACTGTGAAACTGTAAGTGTTAGTACCAGTGGTAACAGTCCAGTTGCCTGATGAACCTGTGTAACCGATATCACCTTTAGAACCTGTATAACCTATAGGACCTTGTGAACCAACATAACCAATATTTCCTAATGAACCTGTGTAACCAATATTTCCTTGTGAACCTGTGTAACCAACTCCTGAAGATCCTGTATAACCAATATTTCCTAATGAACCGGTAAATCCTACATTACCTTGTGAACCAGTGTAACCAACTCCTGAAGATCCTGTATATCCAATATTTCCTAATGAACCAGTGTAACCTAAAGAGCCTGTGTAACCAACTCCTTCTGATCCTGTATATCCAATATTTCCTAATGAACCGGTAAATCCTAAATTGCCTTGTGAACCAGTGTAACCTGTATTACCTTGTGAACCAACATAACCAATATCACCTTTTGATCCTACATAACCTGGGGATCCTACGTTTGAAAATTCTACCCACTGATCCGAGTTTCCATCATTATAATAAAAATATTGAACACCTGTGGCTTCATCTAACCAAACATCTCCAAGTTGAGCCCCTACAGGAGGAGTGGCAGAAGTTGTAACATCTAAATTTCCTTCAGAGCCTGTGTAACCTTGTGAACCAGTATAACCAGCACCGGTTGATCCTGTAAATCCTAAATCGCCTTTTGAACCTGTATATCCTAAACTTCCTGAATATCCTAAATCTCCTTTTGATCCTGTGTAACCAGCTCCTGCTGAACCTGTATATCCTAAACTACCCGTAAATCCTAAATCACCTTGTGAACCTGTATAACCAGCACCTGCTGATCCTGTATAACCTAAACTACCTGTATATCCTAAATCTCCTTTTGAACCTGTATAACCTCCTCCACCACCAACTGTAAATTCTGTCCAGTTCGCCTCAGCATTAGGCATAGCACCTGTTATAGCACTACGTGATTCACCTCCTAATAATTTGTAAGTGTAATAAGAATCAGAATTTCTTGTTGTAGCTCCTGCTGTATATCCTGTTTTAAGATATACTAACATACCTTCTTGTATTCTAGCTCCAGGAATATCTGTTAATTTATCTCCGGAACTTCCAGTTATACTTTGTAAAGCTCCACGAATTTCTGTATCTAATACAATAGGTGCATTAGTGTTGGTACTCCAGGTACCTGGCCAAATATTTCGAGTTAAACCACTATAATTAGATGCCATATTATCCTATTTGTACGTAAGTTGTTCCTGGTTGTAAAGTTATACCATAAAGATTATAA